AGCTCGGCAACCGTGCGGCCGCTCCGCGGCACGGTGTTCACAGTCAGCTGCTGCCGTCCAAAAACTCGCTCACATGGCGCAGCGAGGTCCAGTCGTCGGGCGAAGGCGACGCGAGCAAAGCGAGCGGTTTGCGGTCGTCGGTGGCCCTTGTGGCCAAACCCAATTTGACGATGCAGTCGGCGATGCTCTCGGGTGCCGTGTGGCTTATGCGCTCGCGCAGCTCGCCGATGCCCGCACCGCAGCAGCGTGACCGGCGCCCGCGCCTTCGGATTGCATTGCCCCCACCCTCCGGCTACGCTTTTCGCGCTCCTTTCCAAGGGAGGAGCATCCACTGGGTTACTACACCTCTGTTCTGGCCCCTTTTCTTTGGCTGCCCCACCCGTGAGCGGCGCCTCTGCGTTCCTCGATATTCGGAGTGAGCTGAGAGCTGAAACCGCTCGAGGAGAAGCCGATGTCCAATGCTACGCACGAAACCGCTCGCACCCAGCTCGTCCAGGTCGAAGACTGTCGGGTTCGCGTACCGGCGTTTCGGCGTAGAATGGGCGCCGAGCTATCGCTGGGGACCGAAAGTTAGGTGTCGGCTCTGTTCCTGGCGCGCGAACTGGCGCTGCGCTACGACACGGCCTGGCTCCGCCCGACAGAGCAACAAAGCGAGAAAAGGCGGTACTGCGGCCAGCCCGCCCTCCTCTCAGGTTCCATTCCACCCACAGACCGCCGCTAAAACTGCGACGCTTTTCCTCGGGCCCCCGAATTCTCTAGGGAGCCCGACTGACTCGCGAAGAAAACGAGACTCGACGCAATCCCCCGCTAGATTGCCCTGAATGCCGCTCGGTTGTGCACCAGCAGACAAATTCAAGGCTATGACCTGTTTCCGCGCGCCGGGTTGATGAGTGCTGTCGGCGCTGGATCCGAACAGCCTTCTTCAAAACTCGCACAGACGGAGGTTGGCCTGTCGTGCGGGAAAATCAGGTTGCGTCGCCGAGTATGGTCCAGCCTGCGGGAATCAAGTAAAAGGCATCCTCCTCAGACATCTCCACGATGCCATCCAGACCGACATTGATGTGTCGGCCCGAGAAGATTTGGACCGCGCCAATCCCCGGTGGCGCCTTGACGCGGACGTTCACCGGCCTTGGCGGTTTCCGTTTTTCGGGTTCTCTCTGGTGTTTCAGCTTTTCGTCCTCTCTTCGGTAATACTCGAAGATGCCCTGGCCGGGGAAAGGCTTCTGGAACCACTTGAGGAACTGGGCGGTCGAATCGACCTGGTCGTCATGCTTGCCGTTGGGGAAGACGGTCATCTCATGCAGGTATTGGGCGAGCCAAGGTGCACCCTGTGGGATCGAGACAAAGCCGTTTTCGATCATCGCGGTTTGCGCGTGCATGCGCATGATCTTGTCGGTGGTCGGCTGATAGCGGGTGACGCCGTGGCAGCCGTCGGCAATCAATTCCTGGATCAGCTGGGTGCCCGAGGCCTTGTCCTCGATCAGCACCGTGGTGGCTCCGTAGAGGTTCTGCTGCTCGCGTACCGCGCGCTTTAGCGCCGGATATTCGAGCCGCTGGCGCAGTAGCCCCAGTAGATAGACGCTTTTGCCTTTCACGCCCCAGGTCGTGCACACGCTAAAATCGCTGAGCTCAGTGGCTTTGTTGGCGGTATCCCAGCTCTGCACGATGCGGTCGAAGCGCTCCGGCTGCTCCTTCTCGCCGTAGCGCTTTAACCATTCCGCCTTGACCAGACCGCCGCCCAACGGGGCCGGCGATTGCTGATATTGGCCGGCGAAGTTGTATTCGCCGATCGTCCGCCGGAGATGAGCGAGTGTCTCGAGCGGCTCGCGCTCGGGGTGCAGAGCTTCACCCGGACGGCGGGTGTAGCAGCGCGGGCCCCAGATCGTCTCGATCTCATGCACCTCGTTGGCTTCGGCGATCGCCGGAAAGCTGACGACCTCCCAGGGCTCCTGCGCCAGCACGTGACCGACCAGATCGTCCTCGTGGAGCCGCTGCATGATGATGACAATCCTGCCGTAGCGCTTGTCATTGAGTCGGCTGAAGAGCTCGTACCAGTCGTTGCAGGCGCGGCGCATCGCCGTGGAGAGCGCCTCCTCGGGTTTCTGCGGGTCATCGATCAAAATGAAGTCGGCACCGCGTCCGGTCAGCACCCCACCGGTCGAGGTGGCCAGCCGATAGCCCTGCCGGGTGGTGATGAACTCCTGCACCGCCTGGCGGTAGGCGGCGAGGCGGGTCAGAAAGATCCGCCGGTACCAGGAGCTCATCATGATGCTGCGGCTATCGCGGGCGAGCTTGTCGGCGAGATCCTGGGCATAGGAGACGCAGAGGATCTGCGCCGAGGGGTCGTGCCCGAGACACCAGGCTGGAAAGGCGATCGAGGCCAGCAAGGATTTGAGATGCCGCGGTGGCAGGTTGATGATCAGCCGGCGGATCTTGCCTTCCCGCACCGCCGCCAGCTTGGCGGCGATGACCTCAAGATGCCAGCTCATCGCCAACTCGGCCTGCGGGTTGAGCTCGTGGAAGCAGCGCCCGGCGAACAGGGCAAAGTCGTTACGCAATGCGGTGTCGTACTCGGCGCGCGTCAGGTCCTCAATCATCGGATCTGCCCCTGCTGCCACGCAGCCGGGCCTTCAGCTGCTCGATGACCTTCTCGTCGGCTGCGGCGAACGGGCTCTCCGAGGTTTCCGGTTCGCCGCGACCGTCGCCCTGGTCCAGCGTGTCGAGCAGCAGTTTGGTGGCGCGCCAATCGCCCTTGGCCGATTGGTTGACGAGCTGCTTGATGATGGCTTGGCCTTTGCTGATGGTTCGCCGCCCGCCATTCTCGGTGACGACGACCAGCTCGTTGAGCGCGTCGATCAAAAATGTCTTCAGGTTTTTGGCGCCCGGGGCCCGGCCGCGCGGATTGCCCGACCGGCCTTTTGTAAAACGGGTGTGGCGCGGCGGCTTGCCGTAGCCGACCTCGTAATCGCGCTTCTTGTCAGACGGCATTGGCCGCCTCCGCCTCGCAGACGAGGTCGTCAAAATTGCGGCCGCTCGCGGCGTGACGGGCGCTGCCGCCGGTCAGCGCTTGCCAGCGGCGGATGATCGTGTCGACATAGCCGGGGTCGAGCTCGATGCCGTAGCAGCGCCGGCCGGTGCGCTCGGCCGCGATCACCGTCGTGCCGCTGCCGAGAAACCCATCGAGCACGATCTCGCCGCGGGCCGAACAGTCGAGGATCGCATCAGCGATCATCGCCACCGGCTTGACGGTCGGGTGCAACGCCAAGAGATTGCCCTCGGCGCCGCCGCGGCCAAACGATTTGGCCCCGGGATAGTGCCAGACATTGCTGCGGTTGCGGCCAAATCGGCCGAGCTGAACATTGTTGCGGTGCCCGTGGCGGCCGTGTTTGAAGACAAAGACCAGCTCGTGCTGGCTGCGGTAGAGCGCGCCCATCCCGCCATTGTCCTTGACCCAAACGCAGAGGTTTTTCAGCCCGCCATAGGTGCCGTCGCCGGCGGCGAGCAGCTCGCCGATATGGCGCCAGTCCATGCAGACGTAGTGCAGCGCGCCGTCAACGCTGAATGCCGCCAGATTGGCGAACGCGTCGCGCAGAAAGGCGGTGAATTCGGCGCCGTCCATTTCGCCCGAGGCCATCGGGAACGGGCGATGGTGGATCGCGCCGAGGCCGCTCGCGTGACCGTCGATCGGCACGTTGTAAGGCGGGTCGGTGAAGACGACGGCGCCGCGTTCCGCGCCCATCAGCGCCGCAAAGGCAGCGTGATCGAGCGCATTGCCGCAGAACACGCGGTGGCGATCGAGCCGCCATAAATCGCCGAGCTTGCTGACCGGCGGACCCGCAGCCCTGGGCACCCGATCAGCGGGGTCGTCGTCCTCCGACTGGTCCTCGAGCGACCAGATCCGCAGATCGATCTCGCCCATGTCAAAACCGGTAACCTCGAGGCTGAAATCGAGCCCGAGCAGCGAGAGGTCCTTGAGCTGTTGGGCGAGCAGCCGATCGTCCCAGGTCGCGATTTCCGTGAGACGGTTGTCGGCGATCCGAAAGGCGCACAGCTGGACGGGGGTCAAGTGATCGAGGCACAGCGTTGGCACTTCGGTCATGCCGAGCTCGCGGGCGGCCAAGAGGCGACCGTGCCCGGCAACCACATTGCCGTCGCGATCGATCAAGATCGGCACATTAAAGCCAAAGGTCTTAATGCTTTGGGCGATTTGCCGGATTTGCTTTTTGCTGTGGCAGCGTGGATTGTTGGGATCCGGTTTTAGCTGGTCGATCGGCCGGGAAACGATCATCCGGGGCGCGAGGCTGGACGCCCTGCGGCGCGAGGCGCGAAGGTCCTTCATTAGCGAGTCCATTTTTGCAGTTGGGGGGATTAACGCAGAAAAGCCGGCGAGGTGCCGGGGCCAAGGGTTCGGGCGAAGGGTCGCGGACGACAGAGCCCGACCTGTTTGCTGCGGAATACGCAAGGGAGGGGGTGACGCTGGTCGGTTTCGAAGACGCCCTGAAGGCGGCCGAACGGGCTCCGAGGCACCGAAAACACACAAGGCCGCCGAAGAGCGGCCTTGTCTCTAGGATCGGAAACCAATCCTATATTTTCAGAAAGACGCCAATTATTATTGTCTTAAACGGACCAAGGTCAGCTTCAGCTATCGAAGCGTTGCCTAAAGGTTTAAAATCGAATCAACGTCCTTTGCATTATGTGATTTCGTCTCTAAAGATCGCCTGATCGGATGGGATCTTGCGCGAGCGTCAATCATGACGCTTCCTCCAACTTTCGCAGCTGTCTGATTGTAACGACACTGCGGGAGATCTGAATTCAAATCGAGCCGGGTTGCCGACGAAGCGGGATCGGAGCTTGGGAATTTGATCGGAGGGTTTTCGCCAGGGACCGCCCAACGAGCGGTTCGAAAAGCAGTTACCGGGCTGCTCTAAAACGCAAAACCCGCCGGACGGGGTCAGGCGGGCATACTTCTGAGTGTGAATTTCGTGAGCTTTTATACCCGCCAGGCGCAAATGTCAATGGCCAAGTCACATTGGAGCGCCCCTCCACCTTGGGGGCTCGAGCTCCCGAAAAATATTGATGTAACAATTCGGCCTTGTCGATCTACCGGTTTCTGAAGTGCCCCAAACAGCGCTCGAGAGCGGGATTCCCAAATCAGGGTGGAGATTTCCTTGCTCGCCCCGATCTAATTCCCTGCAAGGCCGAAAAAATTCCCTGCTCGGATGCGCTGGGAATTGACCCCTAAAAGACTGACTATGTTCCTTTTTTGCTGCGTTTGACGCCGCGGCTGAGCCCAAAATCGATGAAATTCCCTGCATGTTCCCAGCTAGCAGGGAATTTCGGTGTCAGAGACGGGTTCGCTCGAGACTGCCCCCTCCAGGACAGAGTCTGCGAACTATCGGTTCCGCTGTCGAGCCGCCGCTGACGGCGGGCTGAAGGCGGCTCCAGAGGACCGAAAACGCAAAAGGCCGCTGAAGAGCGGCCTGATCAGCGAGAGGAACTGACCCTATTGTGTCAGAGGGACGCCATCTATCAGCGTCCTGGCGTCGGAACAGCCCAAGAGGGTCTCCGTTTCTCGGGTCGGGCACCAGCCTGATCGCGGCCGAAATGACCGGTCGCATCTGCTGTGGCCTCGAGATCAGCCCGGCTTATGTCGATGTCATCGTGCGACGTTGGCAGGCCTTCACCGGGCGCCCCGCGATCCATCAAGCCTCGGGGCAGTCATTCGATGAGCGCTGCCCGGATGCAAATGTATCCGGCTCCGCCGATGGCTAGAAAACCGTTTGTCGTCAATGATGCGATGCGCGAAAAGGTGCGCCATCTGGTCGGGCTTGGCGTCCCCCAAGACGATATCGCCAGGATTGTCCAATGCTCGCCAAAAACGTTGCGCAAGCGGTGTCGTGACGACCTCGACTGCGGGGCCGCTGAGGCCAATGCCATCGTTTCCGGCTGTTTGTTTGCCGCCGCCAAGGG